GGTAGTGCTTACTTTACTATAGCTATTTTAATATTTGGCCTTTGGTGGGTACTTCGAAGTGATAATACGGCGTAAGCTTTATATACTATGACGTCATAAAAGAATGCATGGCGCGCGACGATTATGGGGCCATCAACGTGATTTCTGACGAGGAACGCGATATCCTAGGCATAGGAGGCCCTAAGAAACCTAAAGATGACGATGAAGAAGGTCTTTTCGAAACTATTGGTAAGGCTGGAGATAAAATTGGGGAAACCCAAGTCGGCAAGAAGATAGGAACAATAATTACAGTTATTATGCTAGCCGTACTGAGTGGAGGGGCTAATTTATCTATTATCAGCGACTTTTTCGACGATGAACCAGTAATTGGCCCTGTCGGGGGCTGTTTAGAGACAAATGCTACTAATTATAACCCTTTAGCCACTTTTGATGACGGAACTTGTAACTTTGTTGTTATAGTGTATGGTTGTACTGACCCTGAAGCGGCTAATTATGACCCTCAAGCTACCCATGATAATGGGAGATGTAATATTCTAAACCAGAACCCCAATGGAACTGGTAACCAAACTCAAACAAATGAAACAGTGTATGGGTGTATGGATATAGAAGCTAACAATTATAATGATAAGGCAGATGAAGATGATGGTTCTTGCGATTATGAAAATGAGGAAAACCACTGTAATCACACTGACATATATGCTTGGGATGGATTATCTCATGGAAATGTGTCTAGACCAGATAGCCATAGTACAGATATGTATATGGACTTTGATACAAATTGCAATGACCATGTAGACCAATTACCTATACTTGTGTATTATGATTTAGTACATATTATGGTTGAGGAAGATGAAAACGGCAATAAATCAATGCATTACGATAATTATATATACACTACAGTATATTTCAATGTTTCAGGATGGGATGAAGATGAGCATTGGTTTGAATACGATGAATTATTTGAAGTCCCATTTGAAGAGAACTTTAATGACATTTACGAAGGTTACTGGTTTTATTATACATCTTATTATGCAGATTATAATGGAGATGGTGATTATTATGGAGAAGATGAGTATGTCGGTTATTCCACTAATTGGGGTAACGGAGAAATAGAAGAAATGGGATGGGTTTTAGAGGTATGAAAAGATATAGAAAATTATTGGAAAGTATAGGGGAGGAATATGACGACAAATGATACAACCTATAGAAGCATTGGAGGTATTGGCTATAATAATGGCATTACTAGCAGTTACTCTAATGGGTGTCATAGTACTTCAGTTTTTGCGTCGCGCATTACGAGGAGTACCACATATGGTCAGGAGTTCTATTCCTACCCTACCGAAGATAAAATTAACACCGAAAAAGGAGGAAACTAAAATGGCAGGAACCAAAAAAGAAGGTCTACAAAAAGAAGAAACGACGTTCAACGACGTTTTTATGTTTTTAATAGCTGTACCTTTAGTTTTGCTTTGGACTCTGTTTGCTGGATACGTAATATGGACAGGACTACACACTCCAGAAGTATTAGGCGATATAGAATCCTACACAACTCTAATAGCAATACTAGGTGGGCCAGCCCTACTTATTATTAAAGATGCTTTAGATGTGTGGAAAACAGAGCAAGCAACTAAAAGTTCGTTCTATCAAACAAAAGCTCAAGCAGTTATTGATATGAATGTAGCACACCAAAAGCAAATACACGACCAAGAAACAAAACACCAACAACAAATGCACTTAATTGAACAAAACGAACAAGCGCATCATCATGGTGTTAAACCAAAACTAAGTACAAGGAAGAAATAGGATAATAACTATGGAAGCACGATATTGTAAACACTGTGGTAGTAAGCTAAAGCCTAGTGATACTACTAGATGTATGAAGTGTTTTCTAGAGATAGATGGTGGTAGAGTTATCCAAAAAGGATTCTGGCGACGTTAGCTTTATATAGTTGCCAGTTCTATGGTATTATGTGGCTCTCTAGCAGACCACAGAACCACAGAAATTAACGCATAATGCGTCTTCTGAGGGCCACAACTAAGAAAGGAGAGATAAAAAAATGTGTAAAATTTGTGAACATTGCGATTGTGAAAATTGCGACTGTAGCTGTGAATGTTGTAAAGCAGACATATAAGCTAACGAAAGCTTTATATAGTGCTTTGTACTTACTCTTTAAAAGGTGAATACCTATGGCAAACGAAACAAACAACAATACAGCTGATAATAACACAGCACTTGAGAATAATAACACAGGTGACGATGGAAACATCACTGCAATATTAGACACTGTAGAAGAATCTGGAATACTAGATACTTTGATGGACGAACCATTACTTATGGCATTAGCTGCTGTAATACTAGGTATGGGCGCTTATATCGCTTATACTGTACCAGCTGTTAAATTGTTAGTCTTTAAATATATAAAGAATAACGAAGCTGAGTTAATGGGTATGCTGGATAAGAATCTATCTAAAGTACAGATGAAAGCCTTCGAGAAACTTGATGAAACCGCACAGAAACACGTCAAAGATTCATTAGTCAAGAATGTATTAATTACAGCTTGGGATGAAAAAGACGATGAACTTGCAGCATTAGTCAAATCTAAAGTTAAGGCAGCGCTCGACGAACAAAAGTAATGGACGTTGAGACCTATGAGAAAAGACTTCGCGAGAGGGTAGGAGAGGCCGAATATGCTAGGCATAGGGAGCTTGTACGCCTTCTTGCGAGGAATCTCGCTCTTGAAGACGTGCTTTGGGAAGAAATTCTTGTATCTATTCGGGATGTTAACGCTCGAACAGAGTTATTGCGACAGAGAAACAGTATTGTACGGGATATTCACACTGAGTTTCGTGCTCTTAATATCGAAATACCTACTGTAACAGAAACTAAATCAGAAGATTTTGCTTCACTTTTAGGAGAATTAGCCAATGAAGGCGATAGTGAACGAGACGAAAAAGTTTAATGCAGCAATATCAGGTGCTGGAGCACATGATTCAAGAGCATTAGAAGATATATTCGAAAAATGTAGACACGATGAACGTAAAATGACGACTTTAGTTCGTGCATTTTGTCAAGCTTATCTTGTAGACAATCAAAATAGACCTTTAAAGTTACGACCTATGCAAGAAAAGATAGTTGTAACATCATTAACATACCCAGAAAGTGGAAAACAGCGTAAAATGGCTATCTTGGCTCCACGAGGCTCTGGTAAATCGTACGCTCTCTCTGTTTCTGCTACTGTTTATATGTTCTTTAAGAGATTTAGAGATTTAGTATTTATCTTGGCTCCATCTGAGGACCAAGCTTCACTTATATTTAATTATGTATATAGGCACTTTGCTGACAATGCATTCTTATCAGGCTTAGTTAAGAATTACAGATTCCATAACAAGCCTAACATAACACTTAAAGGGGGCACAGTTTTGCGTAGAGCTCCGGTAGCTGCATCTAATCAAGGGCAAGCTATACGTGGCCAGCACCCTACCTTCTTAATTGTGGACGAGAGTCCACTTATCAGTGATAAACTGTTCATTGACAATGTAGAGCCCTGTATTGTGGCAAATAAGGCACCTTTTATTAACTTAGGTACCCCGAAAAGTAAAGAAAACCATATGTGGCGCTATTTGTATGATGACGCTTATGCAGACACATATACTAGATTAGTGTACACGTGGAGAGATGCTGTAAAGGCTGGTAGAGCCTATACGCCACCATATACAGAAACAGAAATGCTTGACAAGATGATGGAATGGGGTGAAGATTCAATATATTGGAGAACAGAATATGAGTGCGAGTTCGTCGAATCGGTCTCGAACATCTTCAATCCAGAAGCTATCAAAGCATGTAGAGTACGAGGAACCTATTTCGCAGAGCGAGGAAAGGTTTATCCGAATTGTACTGTGGCCGTGGATATTGGTAAATCCGTTAATAGCACTGTTATTAGTGTTTGGGCCGTCGAGAAAGCAACAGATGGAAATATTGCACGTCTTATATCATTGGAAGAAATCAATCCAAGAACAGGCGGACATGACATTCCTTACCAACGCCAACGTATCGTTGACACTGCTAGAGACTTTGGGGCTGAGCGTATTATTATTGACGCTACTGGTATTGGGGGTGCGATTGAGCAAGACATAAGGAAAGCCTGTTATGAAGATGGAAGACATTTTATACCTTTCGTTTTTACAGGAGGCCCAAAGGGTAGTAAAACCCAAGCATATAGGGATTATGTATCATATATACAACAAGGTATAGTAAAAATACCACACCCTAAAGATTTAGAACCAAAAGATGCTAAAGTAGTTAATAAATGGATAAGAGAACACTGTGAATTAGAATATGTTATGGATGCAGCTAATAAAACAGAACGAATTGCTGCACCAGATGGTAAGCATGATGATTATTGTGACAGTTCGGTTATGGGTATACATGCCTGTTTATCTATGTCACCAGCAAGTGCAACCTTTGCTAGTGCTAATTTGAGTGGGAACACCACTAGACGCACCATAAATAGTGACACCCCTTCTATTTTTAGGACTGGAAAGAGTAGAAACACACTCAATAAACGTATACCCGGAGGCTTATGAGCGAAAGCTTTATATACTCTGTTTATATAATAGGAACTGATAGCTATGGCTCTACGTGATTATTTGCCTTGGAATAGGCGTAAATTTGCGTCGGTGGGCTCTAACCCGCCATTTGCAGCAAATGAACCCCGAGACTTCGGAGCGGGCGTTATAAAACGCATTCAACTCCAGAAGAACGGAGGACCGTTTGGCTCTGCATACGAGAAGCAAATAGGAGACGCAAGAACGTACATGAATGTGTACCTAGCTGACCCTATTGTTAAGACGCTTATCGACTTACCGTGTTTATATGCGGCCAAGGATGGTTACGATATAGTAACTGATAATGACGAAGAACGACAAGCTATCACTAAATTATTTGACGAAATAAATATTGACCAACTATTATATGGCTGGTTAAGAAATGGACGTATCTTTGGAACATCATATTTAGAATGGACAGGAGACAACTTAATTCTAAGGTCTTCTATAAACATGAATGTACAAAGAGCAGAAAATGGTCAAATAATGCATTACTACCAAGATTTAGGTGACGACAAGAACTCAGTGAGGTTTGAAGAAAATGAAATTATCGAATATAAAAATAACACCTTCGATGATTTCGCTTATGGTCTTTCTGACATCCATCCAATTCTTTATTTGGTTGACCTTAAAGATTATGCAGAACGGGATATCGGTGCTGCTCTCAACAAATACGCTAATAGTCGGTTTGATATTAGCTGCGGACTTCCCGATATGCCTTATAATGCTGACAAAATTAATGAGGTGGTGGACGCCTTCAACGGATTAGAACCCGGTGAAGATATTATACATGGTAATGATATTTCAGTTAAAGAATTACAAGGTACACAACGAGCTTTTGAATATGGTAAGTACACAGACGATATATTAAAAAAGATACATATAGCTTTAAAGGTACCAGTTACAATGTGGGAAAAACCAGAACAGGCAAGACCTATTTTTGAACCATATGTTAAACATTTACAATCAGCAATTGAATCTGCTCTTAATTCACAATTAATGCCACAATTAGAAAGTGGTGAAGCAAGATTTAAGTTTAGACAAATCAACGTAGACGATGCATTTGTTAAGGCAAAGACTGATATGGTATATCTTTCAGAGGGAGTTCTTTCACCCGGTGAAGTAAGAATGGAACGTGGATTAAATCCAGATGGAATAGAAGAAATTCAAGAAACAGCAGAAAATGTAAACCTATCTGGAGGAAAAGACCAAGATAAGAAAGAAGAGTCCACAAGGACTGAAAACAGAGATGGCAACAAACCATCTGCAAATACAACGGGGGATAGAAAAGATGAGTAAAGATTATGCCTATGAGCATTGTTTACTAGAAACAGCGCCACGACTAAAAAAGCGTGGCCACGAGAACTACCAAGAACTTGCGTCTAATTTATGTAGAATGCGAGTTGACACAATGCCAGATGAAGAAGCTGGCCGACAATTTGCAAGTAACGTAAACGGTAACGTAGATGGAACTAAGCGTACATTTGCAATGGAAGTGTTTGGAGACGTAGCTCTTGTTGACGATTATCACGAATTTCCGGTCATTGCAATAACATCAGGACCCCATGATGAAGAAGGTGACCAAAAGGTTTATATAGAACCTAGTATCCTAAAGGATAATATAGAATCTTTCAATGAGCTCCCAGTTTACTTTAACCACCAACGTACACCCGACGATTTGTTGGGCATGGCTATCAACCCAGAATACGTAGAATTAGAGGATGGTTTACAAGCTGTAAAGCTTATGGCACGCATCCACAAGGATGCAATGAAAGCAAATGAAGTGTTGGAAAAAATAGAAAATGGCGACATGACCCATGTCTCTATCGACTGGCTTTCCAAAGATGTAGATGTCTTAGGAGAACCATTTGCAACAGACATACGTCCTGTCGAGGTAAGTTTCATTGATAATGAGACTCGTACCCCTGTGTGCGACGCATGTACAATAGAAACGAAATGTGAAAAGAATGAAGGTGAGTCTTGCTCCTGTGGAGGAGACGAAAAGCAAACTTGTACCTGTGAACACGGGACAACCAGCGAGGAAACTATGACAGAAGAAATAGTAGAAAATAAATCAGAGAGCAATCCTATAGTAGAGCGTGAATTCGCAGCTATGAAGGACCAACTCGTAGAGATGAAATCTATCCACGCAGAGTTAACTTCAACGCATGAAGAGGCTCTCGCAACAATCGCTAAGTTTGAGGAAGCTGAAGAAGCTAGAAAAGTAGAGGCTGCAAAAGCTCGCGTTTCTGGATTCGTTGATGCAATTATCAACAAAGAAGCAATCCTCGGCTCAGTGAGTGACGAGACCCGCGAAGAGCGAGTGAAGGAACTTAATGCATGGGATGAGATTAAGCTAGAAGGATTCAGCATCGCTATGGATAGCATGCCTGTCCCAGAAGAGACCGAAAGGACTTTTGGAAAAGGTAAATCCGTAGAAGCTGAAGCAAAACCAGAAGAAGTAGATGCTCCAGAAACAAAGCGAATGTTCGCTATGAAAGATGGACGCATTGTATTCAATGGTGAAGAAGAAAATAATAAGGAAGAATAAATATGACAGTAACGAACAGCGTACTAGTTAATGATGGTGGAGCACCAGCTCGAATCATCAATTTCGAAGCGTCTGAAGCTATGACTGCCGGCACCGCTATGGAAATCACAGCAGCAGGTAAAGTCGCAATGGCCGTAACAGGAGCAGTAAATCCAGCAGGATTTTTGTTAACTGATACAGCTAAT